TTGGGTTTGGATGGGGGTCGATCCCAGACACGTCTGAAACCTGGACCGCCCAGTCAGATACACCAGAGACATGGTCGCCAGTGTCCGACACGGCAGAGACATGGACTCCAGAGTCAGACACGTCAGAGACGTGGACGCAGATCGCAGACAATTCAACATCGTGGCAGCAGGCCACATAGGGGTAAAAAATGGCAGATACGACAACGACCAACCTTTTATTGACCAAGCCAGAGGTGGGTGCAAGCACCGACACCTGGGGTACAAAGATCAATACTGACCTTGACAGCGTTGACGCAGTCTTTGCGGCTGCTGGCACCGGCACCAGCGTTGGCTTGAATGTCGGATCTGGCAAGACGCTGGCGATTGGAGGGTCACTGACCAACAGCGCAGGCACAGCCAATGGTGTGGCCTATCTCAATGGCTCAAAGGTGCTGACTACGGGCAGTGCGTTGGTGTTTGATGGTACGAATTTGGGTGTGGGTGTTACGCCTAGTGCTTGGGTTGGATACACGGTACTACAAGTTAAAGCAGCATCAGTAGCGTCTGCTGGAACTGAATTAGAGTTATCGGCAAATTGCTACTACAACGGTGGCTGGAAGTATTACGCATCAAACGGTGTTGCAGTGTCTAATTACGAGCAATACAACGGCGTTCATACATGGCGCACAGCCATAGCAGGTACAGCAGGAAACGCCATAACTTTCACCGATGCAATGACCCTTAATGGCAGCGGTGGTCTCAAAACTCTAAATACCATTGGCGTTGGCAATGCAACTCCTACAACGAGCGGCGCTGGCATCACATTCCCCGCAACTCAATCAGCATCATCTGACGCAAACACTTTGGATGATTATGAGGAGGGGACTTGGACAGCAACATTAACTGGGTCAACTGCTGCGCCAACAACACCTATAACAAGCACTGCAATATACACAAAAATTGGTCGAATTGTTACGGTTCAATTTGTTTTTAATAATGTAAACACAACTGGAGCTACAGGAAATATTAGAGTAACAGGTTTCCCATTCACTTTCCTAAACTCTAGTGCTGAACCAAATGGTTCTTGTGTTATGGCATCTCAAGGTACAAGCGCTGGAGCATGGAATGGAATATTAAACCAAACATATGCAGAAGTTTGGAATTTAACAACATTAAATGCCATAGCTATTACGGCAACATCTGGCGTATACATTCGCGGAACAATTACTTATTCAGTTTAATTAGATGCGCTAATTCGACACTTAACCAAAGGAAATCAAAATGTCACTCACCAAACAAATTTTAGTCGATCAAATCACCGTTACTGAGAACGGCACTGTTTTCTACCGTGAAGCCACCCGCATCATGGAAGATGGCAACGAACTCAGCAAGACCTACCATCGATCAAGCCTCGCGCCGGGGCAAGACTTGACGGGTATCCCTGCCAATGTCGTTGCTCATTGCAATGTGGCTTGGACTGCTGAAGTCATTGCGGCTTATCAAGCGGCACAAGCTGAAACTGATAGTGCGTAATGTCTGACTCCACCGAAACCAAGCTCGCGGTGCATGAGGCCGTTTGCAGTGAGCGATACAAGATGATCTCTGACTCTCTGACAAAGGGATCAGAGCGCATGACCAAGATTGAGTATTTGCTTTATGCAGTGATCGTGGCCGTCTTGCTGGGTCCTGGTGCTGCTGCCTCGCTATTTGCAAAGATCTTTGGTTTGTAAGATGTGGACCCCATCAGTATCTTGCTTATGGCCTCAAGCGCATTCAGCGCCATCAAGCAGGGCATTGCAACATACAAAGACGTCAAGAACACTGCCGGTGACGTTAAGAAGATTGTCAACGAGATTGCTGGAATGTTTGGGCCAAACCCAACTAAGGAGCAAAAGAAGCAGATCGTTGCCGAACAGAAGCGAGTGCAAGAAGTCGCAGCCTATGACCCGAACCAGGTCATGGGAGACATTGCAAAGCGCCTTGGTGAATTCATGCGGCACCAGCAGCAGATCCAAGACTACTACCATGAGGAAGAGCGCAAGTCGAAAGAGGAAGTCTATGACGGGGCAGACTCTCTGGCAGAGCGTGCCTTGCAGCGTACCCTTGTACTCACCCAGTTGAGACAGATGGAGACTGACTTGCGTGAGCAAATGATCTATCAGTCGCCACCAGAGTTGGGAGATCTTTGGACACGGTTCAATGAGATGCGTGAGCAGATTTCAGTTGAGCAAGAGCAGGCCAGGGCAGTGCGAGATCAACGTGAGGCGCAGGCGAAATGGCAACGAAGACGGGTAATCGCGGACCTGCAAGACAAAGCAATCTACCTGGGAGCCGCCTTGTTGATAATCGTGTATCTCAGCGTGTTTTGGTCCCTCCTAGTGATGGACCGAAAGACAAGATGGGGTTTCTGATTGCGCTCATTGCGATGGTCCTGGTGTTTTGCCTGATGCTGCCGATAATTTCGATAATATATTTCGATACCCTGGCAGTGCAAAAAGAAAGCAAAGCCCAGATTGATCGCATGGAGAGGCTGCGCAAGCAGCTCGAGGAAGACCGAAAGAAGATGGGCCATGACAACAGGAAGGAAGAGTAAATGCGAATGCTGCTTTGTCTGACCATCATGGTCCTGGCTGGGTGCGAGGATCGGTATCGATATACCTGCCAGAACCCTGACAAATTCGATCTGCCTGAATGCCAAAAGCCAAGGTGCTTATTCACGCAGACCTGCCCCGAGTATTTGGTTGCCCCAGTCTTAACAAACAAGGTTGACGATAAGAAAGGCGAAGATGTTAAAAAGTAAATACACCGCAGAAGACATCGAGATCAGAATCTGGGGCTTTGTCGTTGTCTGCATAACCATCATCCTTTTCGGAATCGTTTTTGTACTACTTTATAGCCTAATTTTTGTCGTTCAGCCAATTAAATCGATGGCGCCACTCGACATGCAGTTTTCTAAAATCTTGAACGACATTGTGCTTTTGCTTGTTGGCGGTATCGGCGGCATTGTTGGCAAGCGTGCGGTTGGGGCCGTCAGCCAGGCTGTGAACCCTACACCGCCACCTACACCTGCCCCGGCTGCACCAGCGCCTCCTAGCCCTGTTTCTGCGCCTCCCAGCGGTGCTCTGCCAGTCTGGATCAATCCACCACTGGATGAGAGCTGGACGCCGCCACCTCCACCGACAACGCCACCCGAGCACCTGGAACCCGATCACGTCCGCGAGGAGATCGCGGCAGCAAGACGTGAGGCTGGGCAGTGAATCCATACCTGATCATCGCGGCCATGATTGCTGTTGGCGGTGCCTATGCTTACGGCCATCATGCTGGGTATGCTGACCGGGACGCTGAGATGCAGGCTCACATTGCCAAGCTCAATGAAGAGTCACGCGCCAAAGAGCAAGAGCTGGCGTCTTCACTCAACAACCAAACCGAAACATTGCGAAAGGCCAAGAATGAGATCAACAAAAAACAGTCTGACATTAATGCTCTTGTTGACGCTGGCCGGTTGCGCCTCCCGGTCCCAGCCGCCCCAAGTTGCGTATCAGCCACCCCAGATCCCGCCCCTGCCGTCAGAGATCGGGACGAAGCAAGACCCGACCCTTACAGAGAGGCTATTAAGGCTGTTGTTGCCATCGCCATCGAGGGAGACAGAAACACAGTCCAGCTCAACGCCTGCATCGATACCTACAACAAAGTGAGGGAGCAGATCAATGGTAAATAGTGATCAACTCAAAAAGCTGCACATTGGCCCCGAGTGGGTCGATGCGCTCAATGAAACCTTTGGCCGTTTTAATATCTCCACCAAGAGGCAGCAGGCTGCATTCATTGGTCAGTGCGGCCATGAATGTGGACACTTCAAGGTGCTGCAAGAGAACTTGAATTACCGCGCAGCCACGCTGATGAAGTTGTGGCCCAAGCGTTTCCCCACTCTTGACGTTGCCAACCAGTACGCTGGTCAGCCCAGCAAGATCGCCAACAAGGTCTACTGTGATCGCATGGGGAACCGCAACGAGGCATCAGGGGATGCCGCCAGGTTTATTGGCAGAGGTTGCATCCAATTGACCGGGCACAGCAATTATTTTCACGCAGGCCAAGCCCTGGGCGTTGACTTTGTCATGCAGCCCGAGTTGGTCTCCACCCCCAAGTACGCCGCCTTGACGGCAGGCTGGTTTTGGTCAACGCATGACTGCAACCGCCTGGCCGAGTCAGGGGACTGGGCAGCACTCACGAAGAAGATCAACGGTGGGACAATTGGCCTCGAAGACCGTATCAAACACATTAATGAGGCCTTGGCAGTCCTGACATGACAAACCTGTACCAGCAGCTCGAAACCCCGGCACCGCCAGATCTGCCCTCACCAGGCCAGACCTATGACGAGCGCTTGACTGCGCAAACTCATCGCGGCTTGCTGGTCTACTTTCGCAAGCTCACCAATATCTTGTCAACGGTCCTTGGGCCTCGAGGTGGCAAGTACTTAAACCTGCCTTATGGTGCGTTTCAAGATGGAACCGACCAGACGGCAACGGCCAATACTGCCACCGTTATGACATTTAACACAACAGACTTTAGCAATGGAGTCAATGTTGTGACCAGTGGTGGCAAGGCATCACGCATTACGGTGTCGCAGGCTGGCATTTACAACCTTCAATGGTCTGGACAATTTCAGAATACTGATACTCAGTTGCATGACGTAAGTGTTTGGCTGCGACAAAATGGAACTGACATAGTTGGGTCCACTGGTCTTATATCGATCCCGAACTCTCATGGTGGAATTGATGGGCACACCATTGCTGGATGGAATTATTTTTTGCAATTGGCAGAAAATGATTACATCGAACTTTATTGGTCAACCCCCAATACGGCGGTTTCAATTCAGTTTTATGCTGCCGGAACATCTCCAACAAGACCAACTACGGCATCCTTGATCGCCACCGTGAGTTTTGTCTCGAATCTTTCCGCATAATCCCATCATGGCACTCACCGCACTCAGAATCCCCCCAGGCGTTTACCGCAACGGCACTGAATATCAGTCAGCCGGGCGCTGGTTTGACGCCAACCTGGTTCGCTGGTTTGAGGGCACTTTGCGTCCCTGGGGTGGATGGCGCAAGAGATCGAGCAGTCAACTGACCGGGTCATGCCGTGGCTTGATCACCTGGCGCGACAACTCAGGGGATCGCTGGATCGCTGCCGGTACGAATTCCAATCTGTACGCCATGAATGAGGCTGGAACGCTCAAAGACATTACGCCGACAGGTTTGACTGTTGGTATTGCTGACGCAGCCACAAAGACCGGGTACGGGTACTCCACTTATGGCAACTTTGCCTATGGCGTCCAGCGCCCAGATACTGGCAGCATCACGCCAGCAACGACCTGGAGTCTGGATACTTGGGGCGAGTACTTGGTCGCCTGCTCAGATGCCGATGGCAAGCTCTACGAGTGGCAGTTGGGATTCTCAACGCCGACCCTGGCCGCTGCCATCACCAACGCTCCAACGAGCTGCAACGCCGTGATGACAACGTCAGAGCGCTTTGTGTTTGCACTGGGCGCTGGTGGCAATCCCCGCAAAGTCCAGTGGTGTGACCAGGAAAACAATACAACCTGGACACCGGCAGCCACCAACCAGGCAGGTGACTTTGAGCTTGCAACTGTCGGATCTCTCAAGGCTGGCAAGCGCGTGCGAGGTGTCAATCTGCTGTTTACAGATGTTGACGTTCACGTTGGCACCTACATTGGTCTGCCTTACGTCTACTCATTTGAGAAGGCCGGTTCTGGTTGCGGGTTGATCTCATCGCAGTCTGTCGCGGCCATCGACACTGCCGCAATCTGGATGAGCAAGTCAGGGTTCTGGGTCTATGACGGGTATGTCAAGCCATTGGTTTCTGACGTTGGCGACTACATCTTCCAAAACATCAACTACAACCAGGCCAGCAAGATCTACTCAGTCCACAACTCCAAGTATGGCGAGATCATTTGGTTCTACCCGTCAAGTCAGTCAAACGAGAATGACTCATACGTCACCTACAACTACCGCGAGAACCACTGGGCGATTGGCAGCCTGGCTCGCACCGCTGGCACTGACCGTGGGGTCTACTTGAATCCCCTGATGGTTTCGTCTGACGGGTACATCTACGAGCATGAAGTTGGGTTTGCTTATGACTCTGTCGCACCTTACGCTGAGTCTGGTCCTGTGGAGATCGGAACGGGTGAGCAGGTGATGAGCGTGCGGCAAATCATCCCTGACGAGCAAACCTTGGGAGAGGTTGTTGTGTCGTTCAAGACGCGAATGTATCCAACCTCAACCGAGACAACTTACGGCCCATATACGGCAAGCCAGCCGACAGACGTGCGGTTCACTGGTCGCCAGGTCAAGGTCAGGTACACAGGGGCGGTGCTTGAGGACTGGAGAGTTGGCATCAACCGTTTGGATGTGATCGCCGCTGGCAAGCGTTGAGGCTTAAAATTTGACCATGAAAGACATTAGGCAAATCCTCACCGAAGACCTGGCAAAGAACTATGGTGGCTTTGCCATGACGGTTGACGCCTATTTTGATGGTTTGATGAATGCGCCCAAGACGGGGAACTTTGTTGTGCGTCAGGGTGACACTCTGATACTCACAAAAAAGATCGAGAAAAACGGCATCGAGTTTCATTGCATCAATGGTGAGCATGCAAAAGACCTTGTGTCCAATGTGCAAAAGTACCTTGATGACTTGAAGGAACATGGGTATGACTACGCCGTCACGTTCTACGACAACCCTCGCATCAATGACTTGATTGCACAACTCACTCACCCATCAGAGATCAAGAAGATCGATGATGGATTGTTCAGAACATACGAAGCAACTTTGAGGTTCAAATGGGCGCATTAAATCAACTAGGCAGTGCCGTATCCAACTTTGTACAAGCACCTGCGGCAAGTGTCAGCAATGCGCTAGCAAAGGCAGACAAAGACCTGAGCTTGTCTCAGAATGCAATACCAATTGCGACAGCGGCTGCGTTGTATGCATCAGGTGGCTTGTCTGGTCTTGGAAGTGCTGGCGCTGCCGGTGCTGCTGGCGCTGGAGCTACTGCTGCCGAGTTGGCCGCATATGACGCCATGGCTGGCCTGACTGCTGGCGGTGCAGGCGCCGCTGGTGCCGGTCTTGCTGGTGCTGGTCTTGCTGGTGCAGTTGCCGACCCCTTTGCTTTGTCAACTGCTGGCGGTGGACTAGTTTCTTCTGCTGGTGGTGCATTCAACCCATATACAGCGGCCCTGCCTGCTGCCACTCCTGGCCTACTTGGTAGCGCAATGAATTTTGCAAAAGAAAACCCCAATCTTGCATTGGCTGGCGCAGGCTTGGCCGCAAAGGCATTGGGTGGAAGCAGCACGCCGTCATCTTCAACAAGCTCAACGTCCATCGACCCTGACATTAAGGCTGCATATCTCCAGCAGTTGGCTGATGCCAGAGCTGCTGCGGCAGGTCTTGGAACCCGGCAGTTTGAGGGCTTCACTCCAGGATATGCAACGGCAGAGCAGCAGCTCACGGCCACCGGCATTGGCGGTACAGGTCAGCAGACTACCAACCGGGCCGCCGAACTGGCACTCGCTGAGGCTGGCTACACACCCCAGCAGATCCAGGCCATGACGGGTGCCCAGTACATGAGCGCCTATCAGAACCCTTTTGAGCAGCAAGTTGTGCAGGGTACGCTGGCAGACATTGAGCGTCAGCGTCAGATCTCCCAGCAGGCCCAGCAGGCCAGGGCAGTGGGTGCCAGGGCATTTGGCGGTTCGCGCCAAGCAGTGGCAGAGTCACTCGCAAATGAAGACTACACGCGCAGAATGGCGGACACTGCTGCCCAGTTGCGCTCTGCCGGGTTCACCACGGCAGCCGGGTTCGGCCAGACTGATGCTGCCAGGGCCATGGAAGCGGCCAGGGCCAACGCTGCCAACCAGATCGCTGGTGCTGGCATACGCCAGACTGCCGTGGGCCAGTTGGGTGCTTTGGGTGCCCAGCAGCAGAACCTGGGCATGACGGGTGCGCAGGCCGTAATGACTGCCGAGCAGCAACGCCAGCAGTTGGCCCAGGCGCGGCTTGACGCTGCACGCAACCTGGCCTCCGAGCGCCTTGGCCTGACTGGCAGTGCCTTGGGCCAGAACGTGCCCAACCTTGGCGGTACTACGACAACTCCCATTTACCGCAATCAATTGGCAGGTGGCTTGGGCGGTGCTCTGGGTGGCGCCGAATTGGGCAAATTGATAGGTGGAACTACCAATCCGCAATATGCAGGTTATGGCGCAATCCTTGGTGGTTTGCTGGGTCTAGGTTAAGGAATCAACATCATGGCAACAATGAACATGGGCTTGCTGGGTGACTTGTTTGGCGGTGGAACGTCTGCCCTGAGCGAGTACCTGACCCCTCAACAACAAGAGTCGATGCAGCGCCAAGCGCTGCTGTCCACTGCTGCGGCCCTGCTCCAAGCAGGTGGCCCATCTCCAGTACCCATCTCACTGGGCCAAGCGCTTGGTGCAGGCTTGCAGGCTGGGACTGGTGCATATGGCAAGGCCCAAGAGGGTGCGATTCAGCAGCTCTTGACCCGTCAGAAGTTGGACGAGTACAAGCGCCAGATGACCATGCAAGAAAACATTGCAAAGATTCTTGGCGGTGGTGGAGCTGCTGCACCGATGCCTGCGCCTGGCGCACCCATTACGCCTGATCAGGCCATTGGTATGCCTGGACTGCCTGCTGGACCCACTGTGCAGCGTGCTGAGTTGATCGGTCAACCTGCACCGGCAGCACCTCCAGTGCCTCAAAACGTCATCAAGGCCAATCAATACCGCCAATTGGCAGACTTAATGGCCGCATCAGGCAAGGGCGAAGACGCAAAGCGTTACCAAGATATGGCTGAAAAGCTCGCTCCTACCTTTGAGGAGACTCAAGGTGACATCTACTTCAATGCTCAGGGCCAGGCAGTGCAGCGCACCAAGACTGGTGGCTTTAAGGTTGTACCGTCTGAATTCGCCCCGATGGATAAGCCAACCGGCACTCCCATGATGATGACTGATGCCGCTGGAAAACCCATCCAGGTTCAGCGTTATGAGTCTGGAGCTATGAAGGCCATCACTGAATTTGGTCCTCCTCGAGATATTGTTCTTGAGAAGTTGGGTGATCGTGTCATTGCGGTTGACAAGAGCAAAGTTACCCCAGGCCAAGAATTCAAAGTCAATCTTGCGCCTCAAGTGGTTGGCGGTGCAGAGACGGGTTACTACGTAGTCGGTGGCGGTGGCCGAAGTACTGGTGGCGGTGGCCTGGCCGCGCCCATGCCTGCGCCTGCTAGTGCTCCTGGTGCTGTTGCAGCTCCCACTGTTCCAGGTGCTGCACCTCGCGCACCTGTGGCCCCGGCTGCTGGCGCTGCTGCACCTACTGGCCCCCAGCCGATCATTCCAGGTACTGGCAAAGGGTTTGCCAACGAGAAAGATCTGCGCTCTGAATTCACCGCCCAGATGAAACCATACACTGAGCTGGCGCAGGCATTTCGCAAGGTTGAAGCGGCTGCGCTTAATCCATCAGCAGCGGGTGACATTTCCCTGGTCTATGGATACATGAAGATCCTCGATCCCGGATCAACCGTGATGCAAGGCGAGCAAGCAACTGCGCAAAATGCCGGTGGCGTGCCAGATCGAATTCGCGCCACGTACAACAAGGCTTTGACTGGAGAGTCACTTGCAGATAACGTGAGACTTGATTTTTATTCTCAAGCAAGAAATTTGATTGAGTCACAACGCCAAATGGCAGCCGATGTTGGGGACAGATACAAGCAGTATGCCGATGCATACAAACTAGACTCAAATCAGATCGTGTTTGATCCATTCAAGCGCATCAAGACCCCGGCAGAGATTGCTGCTGATGCTGCCAAAAAAGCACCAGCGACAACCACTGCGCCTGCACCGGCATCATCAGGTTCTTGGTTCAATAAATTCAACCTTATTCCGAGGCCCAACTAATGGCTACACCAAACATTGAGCGCGTACAAGAGAACGTGCGCAGAATGCAGGCTCAGAATGCAACTGAGGCCGATGTTGTTGGATACCTAAAGGCTGAGGGTTACACCCCAACCAGGTTTGAGGCAGCAGTCGCCAGCGCCAAAAAGGTTGGCGGTCCACCTGTTGAGGCAGGCTTTGGCCGGTCCTTACTTCAAGGCTTGACGTTCAACACGGCTGACGAGATCGAGGCCGGGATGCGTGCTCTTATGTCAAAAGGCATGAGCGCTTTTGATGCCCAGCAGACCTTAAGTGGTTTGGTGACTGGTCAGCAGCCACAGTCCCAGTACGAGAAGGAATTGTCACGGGTTCGCGCTGGCATCAAGCAGTACGAGGAGCAGTACCCTGGCCGCGCCTTCACGGGTGAACTTGTTGGCGGTTTGCTGCCTACTGCTGCCGCCTTGATGGCAGCTCCATTTACTGGCGGTGCCACGGCACCTGCTGCCGCTGCCGGTGCAGCTCGCACGGCTGCTGCTTTGCCAACCCTTGGATCAATGACTCTTAGAGGTCTGGGTTATGGAGCTGCATCAGGTGCTGCTGCCGGTGCTGGCGGTGCTACTGGTGGACTTGAGAGCAGGGTCATGGGTGGACTGATTGGTGGTGGAACTGGCGCTGTATTGGGCGCTGCTGCACCAGCAGTGACCAGCACCATTGGAACTGGTGCAAGTAAATTTGCACAAGCAACAGGAATGACGCAACCCGTTGACGCTGCCACCAAGGCGCGTGAGCTGATTGCCAAGAAATTGGCCCAAGAGGGTATATCACCAGAAGAACTGGCGGCACGCCAGGCCAATGTGGTGCGGACCCTGGGGGCCAGGGATGAGACGCTGGCAGATATTGGCGGTGAGTCAATGCGCCGCCTGGCGCGTGGCTCGATGGCGATTCCCAATGCCGCGCAAACAGACGTGCGTCAGATGCTGACTGAGCGTGCTGTTGGTGCTGGTCCTCGAATCACCAAGGACATTACCGATCTCACGGCCATTGGTGCGCGTGACATTGGCGAGGTGGCAGATGAGATCATCCAGCGCAGATCAATGCTGGCCTCTCCACTTTATGACCAAGCATATTCTGCTGGTCAGATAAATTCATTTGCCATTGACAATTTATTGAAGAAGTCGAAAGACGTGCAGTACGCCATCAATGAGGCACGCAAGCTGCCACAGTATGCTGACCTGCCTGACAACCATATGCTGATGCTGGACAAGGCATATAAGTACGTGGGTGACCTTGCAAACAGTGCCAAATTGTCTGGCAAATCATCTCAGGCTAATGACTTGAATGATTTGCGTATGTCTTTGCGCAATGCCATCACCACTGAGGTGCCTGTTTACGGCAAAGCGCTGGACACGTTCTCCAGCGAATCGCTGCTCAAAGACGCGCTCGAGCTGGGTGCAAAGAACTTCTTGCGCAAGACCCCGGCAGAGATCAACCGTGAGATCAAGAAAT